ACGCATTCTCATCTAGCCCTGCGCTTGGGCGCGTAGCCTAGATGCTAATGAGAATCATTCTCATCTGCGCCTGCGCTTGGGCATACCACATTGTGAAATGCGTTACCATAATGCGGAATGAGGGGGGTCGATTTATATTGCGATGCACCAATTTGGGTCCTGTGGCGAGGCGGCGGGGCGGGGGCCCCACAACCCCCAAGCTCCTACAATTTTACAGTTTTTACAAAAAGTTGGTCTCCTAAAATTTTTTTATATAACTTTTGGTAATATTGATATAACTAAAAGTTTGGATTTGTCAGGGTTGTCAGGATAGCTATTTTTTCTAAATAAGAATGATTATCATCTGCGCCTATATAAATCAATAGCTTAGGACCCCCTTGTCATAGTAGTCAGGGTTGTCACCCTTTATTCTTATTTATTTTAAAAAATTAAAAAATAAAAACGTAAGTGGCGGGTAAAACTGGAATAGACCCTGACAACCCTGACAACCCTGACAAAAGGGGACAGAGTCAAAATAAAACCGGGCTGATTTGTTGATTTTGCGTATTAGTGATAGTATGGGCAAATACGTATACCAAATCCAAGGAGCACTGGAAAACCATAACCGAAAGTTATTAGGCTTTCGGGTTTTGGTATGCGACCTAAACTATTTTGACTCAGTGGATGTGCCAATTGAAATCTTTGACCAGGAGACGATTAAGTACCTGGAGTTTCGATTTAGGATCACGGACGTCACACCCAACATAGCCAAACTGCCCTACAAAGTACAAAACCAATTACGAGCGCCGTTAGGGCGTTGGCTGGACCAGTGGGTCCTTAAAAACTTTCATGGCAATTCTAGCAAATCAAAAGATACTAACCCTTGACTATTGGAAAAGAGTCGATAAGGTAACCAACAACGACTACCTGTTTACCCAGACTGGCAAAATTGTCAAGGTAAAACTCACCCAGCACTTTCTATCAGATAATTGCTACCGGGTGCACTTTAGAGACTACCTCACGATTGGTGGTGATTTAAACCTGGTACTGCCGATTGAAAACCAACAGTACCGCAAACACGTAAACCAGTACAAGGGCCACCATAAATTTCGCAGGCCTTTGCAGTATTTTTCTATAGACACGCTTAAAGATTTGCCCGTTTACGACAAGCGTAATCGCCTAGCATATTCTGTACCTACAGCCAAACCCTTGGCTTTACCAACCCAGGGACTGCCTATTCCACCGTTTGTCTTTGGCCTATGGATTGCCGGACGTGGAATTAAGAAAAATATCTGGGTTGCTAAACACCGAATAGACGCCATTCAAGAAAAATTAAAAGACCGCGGCTATTCAATGCAAGTAAAACGCCACCTTATTATCAGCAGCGAGATCATCATTACACCATCCGTGGAATCACAGCTGGTGCCTTTTGTGCCAAATAGTATCCCAGAAAACTACTTATTGGCGTCACAAGAGCAACGAATGGAGCTGCTCAGTGGCATCATGCACCGCAGTGCACGCAGTTTTAAAGAAAAAATTAATAAGTATTTGTTTGTTGTTAATAACAAAAAATTATTTAGGCAGGTACAATACCTAGCCGAGTCATTAGGATTTAAGACTAAAAGCGAAGAAAACCATGGCAGCTATAGACTTGAATTTAAAAGCTATACCGCTTTAGTCCCAGAACATACAAACACAAAACCCCGGGCCCAAATCTCAAGGCGCTACATTACCCGGATTGAAAAAATCCAGCCACAGATGTGCGTACACATTGAGCTTGAGGACCCTAACGAGACCTTTTTGGTAGAAGAAGGATTTATTGCATGCCGTTAAGTGCAGAACACGAAGACATACTAAAGAAGTTTGCTAAGAGCCACGCACACTGGCCTAAGCAACAACTTGATGCCGCTATCTGGCAGATCAAATGGCGCCTACAGGCACTACCCCACCAACGAGAACCCCAAGATGGAGAATATGATACCTTTCTTATGCTGGCCGGTCGTGGATCGGGTAAGACACATACTGCCAGCCACTGGATTGGTATTCGTGCTTGGAATTATGCCGGCACACGCTGGCTCGTTACTGCCCCAACCTCCAATGATATACGCGCAACTTGTTTTGAAGGAGACTCCGGACTTCTTAATATCATCCCCGCCTCACTTATACGCGATTACAACAAGTCCCTCTTCGAGATTACCCTTACCAACGGCTCCCTCATCCAAGGCATCCCCGCCTCCGAGCCAGAACGCTATCGTGGTAAACAGTACCACGGCGCTTGGTTCGACGAGCTGTGTGCGTTCGATTACATCGACGACGCCTACGATGGAGTACAGTTCACGCTCCGTCTACGCGACCCCAGGATCTCTCGGGTGCAGCAGATTATTACCACCACCCCAAAGCCCAAAGAACTCATCGTCGACCTTAACGAGGGAAAAGTAGGCGGTGATGTCTATGTATCAAACGCCTCATCATACGACAACCGAGTAAACCTTTCTGAGACATTTTTTAAACAGCTAGAGACGTATGACGGGACTGACATTGGTCGTCAGGAGATCTATGGTGAGATCCTGGATCCAGAGCAGGCCGGTATCATCAAACGTAAACAATTCCGTTTATGGCCAGCCAACCGCCCGTCTCCCACACTGGAGTACGTCATTGCCTCATACGACCCAGCCACCAGTGAAAAAACCATGAACGACCCCACAGCGTGCGTGATTATGGGTGTCTTTGAACAAGAAGACGCAGGCACCGGCATCATCCTCCTAGACACCTGGGACAATCACCTTGCCTATCCTGAGCTACGTCGCCGTGTTATCTCAGACTACAAGGAGGTCGTATACGGCGCAGATAACGATTTTGCCAAGGGACGTAAGGCAGACCTAGTCCTTATGGAAGATAAGTCCGCTGGTATCTCACTGATCCAGGAACTGCAGGGATCAGGTATTAATGTCCGTGGATACAATCCGGGACGAGCCGATAAGGTCCAGCGCCTGAACATTGTCGCGCCGATTGTGGCTAAAGGTAAAGTCTGGATTCCAGAAGACTCGGAAAATAAGGGCCAGTTTGCTGAGTGGGCAAAACGCTTTTTACGGCAAGTCTGTTCATTTCCAGAAGCCGGAGGCCATGATGACTATGTGGACGCCCTGTCCCAAGGACTGCGTGTTTTGCGCGATTCTGGCTGGATACAGCTCGATCCACTACCCCCAAGAGACTATGACTATGCCGACGATCGGGCCAAGCGGTTTGTCAATCCATACGCCCAATAGGGCGGAAAGCCCCCGATTTACGTATTAGTTAAAATAAGAACCAACCAATTTCTAATTTATGGCACAACAACCAATATTCCCACTACAGTCTGGTGCTAATCTCCCCAGCCTTGACCGTGAACAAGATGTTCGCGAAGCCCAAGAGCAAGAACAGGAGATGGAGTACTATGAGGACGAGCTGGGACTAGACTCGGATGAAGTAGAGCAAGAAGTCATTGAACTAGAAGATGGTTCGGTGGTGGTTAACTTTAACGAAAAATCTAGCCCACAACAAAATCCTGAATTTTATGCCAACCTTGCCGAAGTATTCGACGAAGGTGACTTAAATGTATTGGCAATTCAGTACTTAGATTTTATTGACGTTGACCGTGAATCACGTAAGCAACGTGATAAGCAATATGAAGACGGCCTACGACGCACTGGTCTAGGCAAAGACGCACCTGGTGGTGCTACGTTTGATGGTGCATCCAAAGTGGTGCATCCAGTCATGGCAGAGGCATGCGTAGACTTTGCCGCTTCTTCTACACGCGAGTTGTTACCGCCCGAGGGTATTGTTAAGTCTAACATCAAGGGCGAGGCAGATCGGATTAAAGAAGAAACTGCAGATCGTAAAGTCACCTTTATGAACTGGCAGCTTACTGAACAGATTCCAGAATACCGCGATGAGATGGAGCAGCTGCTTACTCAGCTACCCCTTGGTGGTTCACAGTTTTTAAAATGGCGCTATGACATTGAACAAAAGCGCCCAATGTGTGAGTGGGTGCCAATTGATAACATCCTGCTGCCATACTCCACAACCAATTTTTATACTTCACCACGCGTTACTGAAGTACAAGACATTACCGAAGATATTTTCCGTCAACGTATCGAGCAAGGTATTTACCGCGACATTGACTCACAATATTCTTCTGACGCACCACTAAATGATCAGACCCAGTCCGAAAAAGCCAACAACAAGATTGAAGGTAAAGACGAGCCAGCCAAAAATATTGATGGTCTGCGCCGCATCTATGAGATTACCTGCTTTATTCGTTTAGACATTGATTCAGAAACCGAAGGTCGTCGCGCTCCCTACATTTTAACAATTGACGAGACCACTTCTAAGGTTCTCGCATTATACCGCAACTGGGAGTCAGGCGATGAGAAGCTCGAGAAATTGGATTGGTATGTTGAGTTCAAATTCATTCCTTGGCGCGGTGCTTATGCTATTGGTCTCCCCCATCTTATTGGTGGCCTCTCAGCTGCTCTTACTGGTGCTCTACGTGCTTTGTTGGATTCTGCTCATATCAACAACAGCCAGACGATGCTTAAGCTCAAAGGTGGACGCATTGGTGGCCAAAGTGACCGAATTGAACCCACTCAAGTAGTTGAGATAGAAGGCGCCCCTGGTGTTGACGACGTTCGCAAGATTGCGATGCCAATGCCATTTAATCAACCATCTAGCGTTTTATTTAATCTACTTGGTTGGTTAACGGATGCAGCAAAAGGCGTAGTAACTACCGCCGAAGAAAAGATTGGTGATGCAAACAACAATATGCCTGTAGGTACAACGCAGGCATTGATTGAGCAAGGTGCCAAAGTATTCTCTAGCATTCATGCTCGTCTGCATCGCTCACAAGCCAAATCCTTAGCTATCATCTCACGTATCAACAACTGGTATCTTGATGAGATGGACAATGAGTCCGGCTCTGAGATTAAAGTTGATGATTTTAATTACAACAACGATGTACGCCCTGTTTCAGACCCCAACATTTTCTCTGAGACACAACGTCTTGCACAAAACCAGGCCTTGTTGCAGATGGCAACTAGCGCGCCACCAGGAATGTTTGATCTGCGTGCGGTATACCGCCGCGTGATGCAGCAGATGAAACTACCAGCAATCGATGAAGTATTGCCAAATCCATTGGGAGCTAAAGAATCCAACCCAGCGTTAGAGAACGTGTCAATGACGATGGGCAGACCGGCTGCAGCATACCCCGATCAAGATCATATTGCACACATTCAGGTTCACCTAGAGTATGCATTTAATCCGGCGTATGGTGGCAACCCGGTCATTGGACCCGCTTTTGCACCACACGCATTAGAACATATTAAGCAACACTTAACGTTACACTACTTACAATCGATGCGGGGTTATGTATCTCAAGCCTCTAACGGTTATGACGTACTAGAGTTACACAAAGAGCAACCACTGGATCAACAGTCACAACAAGCGCTTGCACTGGCATCGCGCATGGTGGATGAAGACGCACGTAATAATTTAGCACCATACGTACAACAGATTCAGCAGTTAGCTCAGATGGTAAGTCAGTCTATCCAAGCACAGCAACAAAATGCTATGATGTCTGACCCAACAGCTGCGGTAATTATGAAGACCCAGACTGCTGAGACACAACGTAAACTCAGTGAAGCACAACAAGATTACCAGATTAAACTAGCTGAGTTGCAACAAAAAGTACAAGAGTTGCAGGCCAAGTATAGCACTCAAACCAATATCGACAACCAGCGTAATGCTACCGATATTGCTATGGCAAACATCAACAACGCCGCAAAAGAGCGGATTGCAATGATTACTGCCAAGGCTGGAATTGATCAGACTCAGGCAGAATTGGAAGCTGATCAAAATCGTTCTGCAATGGAGGCCATACAGGCAGCCACGCAAGACATTCGCCAGCACGGTCTGGCAGTACAACAACAAGCGTTTGAACAAAAAGCGCAGCTTGTACAAAACCAGATTGAGTCTGAAAAGGCCCAACAGCAACATGAGCAACAAATGCAACAATCTGCTCAACAGCATGCACAAGGATTACAGCAAGCAGACGAGCAACATCAACAGCAAATGGCTCAGATGCAACAGCAGCAAGAGTTACAACAGCAGCAACAACCACCCACTGAAGGACAATGATGGCAAAACAAGAAGGCGGCGAATTAGGTTTTCGCAAAACATATAAAATGACTGGAACTCCAGGTAACGCTGGCGGTCCTGGTGATACTAACATCGATAAAGGTCCAGCCGGATCTCATCGTGACAACAACTGGAAGACTGGCGCAGCTCAAGCAAAAATGCGTAATGCTAAGCCAATTGGCCCAGGTAAGTCACTTAAAGATATCGACGGCGGTAACTTTTATTAATATTTAGGGCGGATTTTTTCCGTCCTACGTATTAGTAAGATTATGAAGGACTTTATTTCAGAAATCATTGGTCGCGTACGTGATCAGCAAAAAGGTTTAGCGGACACCCTTACCGCTGGAAATAATGTTAATTCGTTTGAAGACTACCAGCGATTGGTGGGCAGATATGACGGATTTACAGCAGTATTGGACATTATAGATTTAATTCTAAGGGAAGACGAAGAAGAATAGGCCGTATGGCCGGAAGGGACACTGTACAGTGTTTGATTTAAAAGAAAAAGACGAACCGGATCTGCGCTCGGAAGCGGAATGCTTTCCCGAAATAGATCATGGTGTCGAGGTAGCTGGTGATCGTGTATTAGTTCAACTACGACGCGAAAAAACAACCAGTAAAGGTGGAATCATCTTAGTTGATGAGACCAAACAAACGCTCAGATACAACGAGACGGTAGCTAAAGTGTGCCAAATTGGTCCACTGGCGTACAAAAATCCAGAGACATTACAACCATGGGTAGAAGGCCCCTGGTGTAAAGAAGGTGATTTAGTACGCACCATTAAGTACGGTGGCGATCGTTTTGTGGTGCAGCCTGACGATGATGGTGCTCCGGTGGTATTTATTACACTAAAAGCAACAGAAATCATCTCTCGAATTAAAAATTTCGAGTATGCACAAAAAATGAAGGCGTTTGTAGACTAATTTTGGACAAAATTATGGCAGAAAATGAAAATGAACTAGAAGTCCCAGTCAAAGAACTGGAAGGCGGCAATGTTGAGATCAAAATCGAGCCCGAAAAGGACGAAAAAGATCACGAAACAGCCGCAGAACAAGAAGATCACGATGATGACCACGAAGAAGAGCGCGAAAGTGACGAAGATCGTGAAAAAATTCGTGAAGCACGCAGAGAAGAGCGCCGTTTAAAGAAAGATTTAAAAAAACAACGCGATATTACTGCAAAAAACAAGATTCAAGCGCTTGAGCGCCGTAATGCAGAGCTCGCTGAACGCCTAGCAAAGGTTGAAAGCACCGCAACATCGTATCAATTTGCTCAAATCGACAAGGCTATCGAAGATGAAGCCACTAGGGTCGAGTATGCAAAGATGAAGATGCTGCAAGCAGCTCAGTCAGGAGACGCGGCAAGCCAAATTGAGTACTTAGAGCAGTTGACAGAGGCAAAAGAGCGCTTACGTCAAGCTGAGTACTACAAAAAACAGCAGGTTGAGGCTGCTAGGGTACCAAAACAAAATGTACCTAACGAAATCAGCACCGAGGTTCAAAAATTTGCCACAAAATGGCTTAAAAAGAACTCTTGGTATGATCCTCAAGCAAGAGATACCGACAGCAGAATTGCTAAGGTAATTGACCAAGAACTAGCGGGCGAAGGATGGGACCCATCTGATCCAGAATACTGGGAAGAGCTCGATAGCCGTCTATCTTCTCGTTTACCACATCGCTATACCAATAAGGGTGGCGATAAAAAGAAAAAACAGCGGACAGCAGGACCAACATCCTCTAGCCGCGTGGCAAATGAAAGCGGCGCCAAACCTGGAAGCATTATTTTGAGTCCAGAGCGTGTACAAGCAATTAAAGACGCAGGCGCGTGGTACGATGAAGCTAAACGAAACAAAATGATCCGCGCTTATGCTGCGTATGATCGTCAAAATAAAGGTTAATTATCATGGCAAATACAAGAATTAAACGCGACTTAGAAGATCGTTTATTAGATCGAGTCGAAGAAACCAAAGAGCGACTGGCTGAACAAGATCCGGAAGCTCAAGCTCAGCGCGAACGAGTAGAGGCGTTCAGAGATAAATGGCAAAATAGCGCGTTGCCTGACATCCCCGGTGGTATTCTACCTGGGTTCCATTTGTGCTGGTTATCCACCACAAATAATTATGACAGTATCGACAAACGCATGGCGTTGGGTTATGAGCCAGTGAAAGCCAGTGAATTAAAAGGCTTTGAAAACTTAGGCAAGATGAGCTCGGGCAAGTTTGAAGGCTGTGTTAGCTGTAACGAGATGATTCTCTTCAAGTTACCAGAAGAAATCTATCAAGAAGTGATGCGTATGTTGCACTTGGAAGATCCCTTGGAGCACCAACGCAATATCACCGCGCAAGTTCGGGGCGCTGCCCAAGAAGGCAAAGGTGGAAGATCACTCCTTGAAGGTGGACTCTTGGAAATGGACAAGGAAGCATCAAAAGCGAATAGTAATATTCGTTTCCAATAACATTCTTCAAAACAAAGGAATTAATTAATGTCTACGACATATCAACCCTTTGGTCTGAAGCCTGCTTACCACCCAAGTGGTCTAGACCGTGCAACTCAGTTTGTGGGTACCAACAGCTTCCAAGCTGCTACCGACAATAGCTACAATGCACCATACGGTTTAACCACTGGCCAGGCTTTTTACCAATATCAACCAGTGGCTATTAACAGCTCTGGTCAATTAGTCCCAGCACCTACACTTGCAGCTACTGGCCGCATGTTTGGCGTGTTTGACGGTGTAGAGTTTACCGACTCACAAGGTCGTCGCTCTGTAGCTAAGTGGGCCGCTAAGACCACTTTGGATGCATCTACTCAAATCATTTTCTGGGTATTCTCAGATCCTGCTTTGGTTTATGAAATCCAAGCTAACGGCTCTATTGCAACTACTGCAATCGGCAAAGACTTCGATTTTGATTCAACCAATAACCCAACCGTAGGTTACTCCATTGGCAACGGCGGCGCAGGCTTCTCACAAACTGCAATGTCTGCTACAGCAGTAACAACTGGTACACAAGGCCAATTGAAAGTTGTTGGCCTCGGACGTGAAACTGCATTCCCAGCTGGTCAGACCAATGCTTGGGGTGACACTTACACGATTGTTCAAGTGCAAATCGCCGACAGCCAATTGGTTGCTCCGTCGATAGCGGTTTAATTAACAACGAAAGGATATAGCACATGGCAACCCCAATGCGCAGTACAGACTTTCGTGCGGTAGTCGAACCGATTATCAACGAAGTCTTTGATGGCGTTTATGAACAACGCGCCGATGAGTGGAAAGGATTTGTAGAAGAGATCCAAGGTATTCCACGTAACTACCATGAAGAAGTAATGCTCTATGGTATGAACGCAGCTCCTGCAATGCCTGACGGCACTCCAGTTAGCTACGATCAAGGTGGTACATTGTACATCACCCGATTCATCTACCAAATCTATGGCTTGGCATACGCCTTGACTAAGGTTTTGATGGAAGACGGCGATCACATCCGTATCGGCTCAACATTTGCTAAGCACCTCGCTCAGTCAATGATTGAAACCAAAGAGACATTGTGCGCTAACTTGCTCAATTTCGCATTTACATCCGGTTACACTGGCGGTGACGGCGTAACATTGATCAGCACAGCTCACCCAATCGCCAACGGCGCAACTTACTCTAACCAGTTGTCTACAGCTGCTGCTTTGAGCCAAACTTCTGTTGAACAGATGTTGATTCAAATCCGCTCTGCAGTTGACAACAACGGTAAGCGTATCCGTTTGCGCGCTGAGCAGTTAGTTGTTCCTCCAGCACTCGAGTTCCAGGCAGAAGTTATTCTGAAGTCTGTTCTCCGTTCTGGTACAGCTGACAACGATTTGAACCCAATCAAATCAACAGGCATGTTGCCTAAAGGCGCACACGTGGTTACACGTTTGTCCTCTAGCAAAGCCTGGTGGGTACAAACCGACGCTGAGAATGGTCTTATGCTCGTTATGCGTCGTCCAATGGAGAAATCCATGGAAGGCGACTTTGAGACTGACTCTATGCGTTACAAGGCCACAGAGCGTTATGCTTTGGGCTGGCACGATGCCCGTAACGTTTACGGTACAGCTGGTTTGTAATCGTAACACCCCAAGAAGTACAGAAAAGCCACCCACAAGGTGGCTTTTTTGCATTTTAGGGCGTTTTTTACCTTGAATGCGTATTAGTGAAAATAAGGAAGACTTGCCCCCAACAGGGCCCCGCCGCTTCCCGGGGCTACGATCAAGCGACTGAGTGGGGCTATAAACTCTTGATAGGAAAAAATTCAAATGTCAGTAACATTTAATCAACCCATTCGTGTCTACAAATATAACAACCCCACTAATAATGGTGTTATCGCTCCAGATAACTCTGGCGCTGTAGCCGTAACACAACAAGTTCAATTTACAGCTACTCCATCTGCTGGTGCCATCACCACTTATGGTATCGGTGTTTCTGCTTCTACAGCAACCACCATCACTCTTCCTGCTGGCGCAATTATCAGCAATGTTAAATTCTTCGAAACTAGTGCTCCTTCAGCAATTACTGGTGGTATCATCACGGTTAACGTAGGTTCTACAGCTGTTGGTACAATCACCCCAACAACTACTAATGGTATTGTTGCTTTTGCACCTGCCACTACTTCTGCTGCTATCACAGCATTGGCTAACATCGGTACTAGCGACCAACAAGTTACCTTCACAATGGGCACAATCTCTGGTGTTACTGGTACATTAGCTGGCACATTCAGTGTTGATTACACAGCTCGTAACTATGACGGTTCTATTATCAACGTAGGTCAAGGTTACACAAACAGCTAATTAGGAGCTTTTCATGCGTGAAATCATTGTAACGGCCGATGCGACAGGGGCAACACCGCCTGTTCCATTGGATCAATACATCTCTCCGTTTAATGTCACCTATGTTAACTCCGGCTCTGGTACGGTTCAGGTCACTTCATCTGATCCGTTTCCAGCAAGCATCACTGGTTCATACGTTGCGCCTTCTTTTACTTGGGTTACTGCACCAACATCCGCACCCAATGCGGCTGGTTTTTTAGCACAACCTTATCGCGCAATTCGTATTTCTGGCGGAGCACAAGGAGACACCTTAACGGTGATTCAAGCCGGTATTAAATAATGCCGGTCTACCTTGATACTCGAGGTAATTCTGTCCTATCTGTGGCGATCTGTGATCGCTGCAGTAGGAAATTTGCGTACACAGAATTAATGCCAGATCCCAATTTCCCTGGGATGAGAGTATGCAAGGACGATTTAGATAATTTTGACCCTTGGCGTTTACCTGCTCGTCAAACCGAGAATATTGCCCTTCGTTTCCCACGTCCTGATGTTTCTGTAGCTACCGGTCCTGTTGGTGGCGACCAGCTAATGACAGAGAATGGATTTCAAAACGATAACTCACTTTTCATCGATGGCGTCTCGCCGTATAGTGGCAATACTCAGGGCGATTTGAATAAAAACAGCAACGTAGCACCAAACATTCAAAACCTTTATCCATTTATCTACGCCGTTGTCCCAATGACTGGCCCTAAAGCTGGTGGCACAGCGGTAATTATTAACGGTGCAAACTTCACCGACGCAACGACAGTAAAATTTGGTGGTGCAAATGCCACATTTACTTTAGTTGATTCAAATACAATTCACGCAACAACGCCAGTGTTCCCAGTAACCGGTATTGTTGATGTGTCAGTACTATCTCCGTTTGGAACTGCAGTATCCCACGGTGGTTTTACTTATACTTAAAGAGCAGAGATGGCGGACCAAAGCATCACCCAACTCCCCGTCGCAACCACGCTAACAGGCAATGAGGTATTACCGTTAGTTCAGCATGGAGTGACAAAGCAGGCGTCTGTATCGCAGATCGCCAACGTCGTCATTCCCGGTAAGTTAATTACTAACATTGTATATAATCCGTCCAACGGCGACTTAATTATATACTACAGCGACGGGACAGTACAAAACGTTGGTCCCGTTTCTGGCTGGTCTGGCTATAGCGGTCTGTCTGGTTACAGTGGCTATTCAGGCTACAGTGGTTACAGTGGCCTAGGTCTAAGTGGCTATAGCGGCCAATCTGGTTATAGTGGCTATTCTGGTATCAGTGGCTACAGTGGTGTCAGTGGTTTGTCTGGCTATTCTGGCTCTGGCGTATCTGGTTATAGTGGCTGGTCCGGTATTAGCGGCTTCAGTGGTCAATCAGGCTACAGCGGCTTTAGCGGTATCAGTGGCTTCAGTGGCCAGTCTGGCTACAGTGGTTACAGCGGTATCTCTGGATACAGCAGCTACTCGGGCTACAGTGGTATCAGCGGCTTTAGCGGTCAGTCTGGCTACAGCGGCTTTTCTGGTATCAGTGGATTCTCTGGAGCCAGTGGTGTATCGTCAAGCTACTACTTTTACAAGGCCAACACCAGCATTACCAGCGGTGATCCTGGTGCTGACTATCTGTTGTGGAATAACGCCACACAAACCAGTGCAACACAGATTAACGTCAACAAGCTGGCGGCGAACGGTGTAGACATTACGGTATTCCTTGAGTTGCTGATGGCAACTGAAGAGCTGGTCATCCAAGACCAAACAAGCAGTGCCAATCAACAGACTTGGAAGATCACTGCGACGCCAACACAGGTTGGTAGCTATTTTACGATTCCAGTATCTTTAGTATCATCCACTGGATCAGCGTTTACAAACAACCAGAACATCATTCTGGCAATCGCTAATGGCGTGTCAGGATTCTCTGGCTACAGCGGTATCAGTGGCTATAGTGGCGCATCTGGTATTAGTGGCTATAGTGGATACAGTGGTATCTCTGGCTGGTCTGGCATATCAGGCTATAGTGGCTATAGTGGTATCTCTGGCTGGTCTGGCATATCAGGCTACAGTGGATATAGTGGCATCTCTGGCTGGTCTGGTATCAGCGGGTACAGTGGCTACTCAGGCATTAGCGGCTATTCTGGCTCTGGTGTGTCTGGCTACAGTGGATACAGTGGCATCTCTGGATGGTCTGGCATCAGTGGCTATAGTGGTTACTCTGGTATCAGCGGTTTTAGCGGCATCTCTGGCTGGTCTGGTATCTCAGGCTACAGTGGCTATAGCGGTATCTCTGGCTGGTCTGGTATTAGTGGCTATAGTGGCTACTCCGGCATCTCTGGCTACTCAGGCTCTGGTGTAAGTGGTTATAGTGGTTATAGTGGCTATAGTGGTTACAGCGGTATCAGCGGGTATAGTGGCTATTCAGGTATCAGCGGTTTCTCTGGCTACAGTGGTCCTCCCGGCGCTGGTGGTACTTTGGGTTTGTATGGTTCGTTCCAAGACAATAACACCCAAGTAGCAGCAGCAACCAATACTGCGTATCCTATGCAGTACCATGTCACAGATTATGCTTATGGTGTATCTGTTGCTAATAACGGATCTGGAAACCCAACACGATTAACTGTCGCTGGAACAGGTGTATTTAATCTTCAGTTCTCTTGTCAGTTTGAAGATACTGGTGGTGGCGGTAGTGGTACCAACGTATGGATTTGGTTTGCAATTAATGGTGTAACAGTTGCAGATTCTGCAACACAGATAACCATATCAAATAGTTCACCATTTGTGGTACCAGCGTGGAATTTTGTAACACCACTAAACGCAAACGATTATATTGAGATTTACTGGTCGACTGATAACACCAACATTAAGATGGTGGCTTTATCATCAGTAAGCCCAGTACCAGCAATTCCATCAATCATTGCAACACTAACCCAAGTTGCCTACTCAACATCGGGCTATAGTGGCTATAGTGGTATCAGCGGTTATAGTGGCTATAGTGGCATCTCTGGTTGGTCTGGTTATAGTGGTATTAGTGGCTATAGTGGTTCTGGTGTATCTGGCTACAGTGGTTGGTCTGGTATTAGTGGCTATAGTGGCTGGTCTGGTATTAGTGGCTACTCTGGTATCAGTGGCTATAGTGGTGCTGTAGGAACCAGTGGTACTAGCGGTTATAGTGGTTGGTCTGGTATCTCAGGCTACAGTGGCTGGTCTGGTATTTCAGGCTACAGTGGTTCGGGTGTAAGTGGCTACAGTGGCTGGTCCGGCATCAGTGGCTACAGTGGCTGGTCCGGCATCAGTGGCTATAGTGGCATCTCTGGCTTCTCTGGAGCGGTTGGTGCAAGCGGTATCAGCGGGTATAGTGGTTACAGCGGTTATAGTGGCATTTCAGGCTACAGTGGCTGGTCAGGTATCTCAGGCTACTCAGGTTACAGCGGATCTGGTGTCAGTGGTTTCTCAGGATTTTCAGGTTACTCTGGCTACAGCGGTAGCTCAGCGGCAAGTATATCGATCAGTAACGATACAGCAACCGCAAGCAACGAGTATCCTGTATTTGTCACTGCGACAAGCGGTACAGCAAGTACTATTTATACAAGTAACGCCAAGTATTTATATAAGCCATCTACTGGTGAGTTAACTGCATCCGAAATGGTTGCAAGTAATGGTATTTTTGTAAACAACAAGAACGTCAGCGTGTCGTATTCAATACCGTCAGGGTATTCTGCATCGTCAGCTGGGCCAATGACAGTAGCCAGCGGTGTCACCGTTACTGTGCCAAGTGGAAGTCGCTGGGTAATTCTTTAAAGGGTTCGTATGAACACTGTGTTATGTAGTATTGCCACCCGTGGCAGATATTTTACAACCTTGCCTGTCGTATTATCGGCAGTCATTAATCAGACTAGATCACCAGATAAAATTGTGATCTTTGACGATAACGACGAGCCAAAAGATATGCGTCAAGAACCACTCTACCAGCAATTGTTCTGGCAGATGGCGGCAAAGGGAATACAGTGGGAGTGGTTGTTTGCTGAAAAGAAAGGCCAACACCACATCCATCAACGAGCCAACCTCATGGGTTACGATTGGGTCTGGCGTGTTGATGATGACGCTGTACCAGAGAGCAATGTGTTAGAGAACTTAACCAAACACATTAGCGATGACGTAGGAGCGATTGGTGGCTCAGTGTTAAACCCACCACACATGCCAGAGTACTTGGAAGCGACTGGCAAGTTGATTAACATTTCCAATGAGCCCAACATACAGTGGGGAGTGATTCCCGATGTTAAAGAAGTTGAGCATTTGTATTGCAGTTTTATTTATCGAGCTGGCATTGTTGACTATAACTTGGGACTATCTCGAGTTGCCCATCGTGAAGAGACACTGTTCAGCTGGAGTTTGTTTAACAAGGGTTATAAACTATTAGTAGTGCCCAATGCAGTAACGTGGCACTTAAAAAGTCCAACTGGCGGAATAAGGGACGGCTCAAAAGCCGAAATGTTTGAGCACGATGAGCGTATCTTTCGAAACACAGTTGAGTATCAAGGAAAAACTATTGTTGTGCTTAATAGTGGTCTTGGTGATCACATTGTTTTTAGCCGCGTGTTACCTGACATTAAGAATCCCTGTGTATTTACATGCTATCCTGAAGTTATCAACGGTCGCTCGATAAAAGAAGCACAACAGCTATTTGGTGATCTGAGTCAGTACAACGTGTATGCCAAGATGGCACAGTGGAACTGGACAGGTAGTTTAGAGGATGCGTATAGGAAGCTGTATTTATGATCATTATAGCTCCCTATGCGCAGAAGTTGCGTAATGGTAAAGAAAACCCAAAAAACTATGCACATTGGGAAGAACTTGTATACGAATTGCAAAAAAGTATGCACGTTGTCCAAGTTGGCGTTGAGGGTGAAAAGCAGTTAGCCCCAGACTTTAGAACCAACCTGCCCATACCAGCGCTAAGAGAACTACTGTGGCAGTGTGATACTTGGATTGGTGTTGACAGTTTCTTTCAGCACCTAGCTTGGGACGAAGGCGTGAGTGGTATTGTTTTGTGGGGGCCGTCTGATCCGTTGATTTATGGGCACCCAGAGAACATCAACTTACTAAAAGACAGAAAGTACTTAGCACCCAACCAGTTCTTGTGGTGGGAGCAGACAGAATATTTAGCGGAGCGATTTGTTGAGCCGCAAGAAGTGATGAAACATTTAAACAAGGAATAACATGGCACAAAGCGGCTATACTCCGATTAGTTTGTACTACAGCACCACACCCGGGGCTAAGCCTCTGGCTGCCAATCTGGTTAACGGCGAGCTGGCGGTCAACATTACAGACAAGCTGCTCTACATTAAAAACAGTGCGGGCAGCGTGGTTCAGATCAGTGGCGGCGCAACGGGTGGCGGTGGCGATCAGGTCTTCGTGCAGAACCAGCAGGTTGTCACTACATCATACACCTTGAGCACTGGCTACAACGCCGAGTCTGTTGGCCCTATCACTATTAACGGCGGTGTTACCGTCACTGTTCCAGCCGGTCAGCGCTGGGTCGTTCTTTAAGGAAACAATATGTCAAGTCTTGTCATCGCTGGCGATTCTTCCGGTTCAGTAACCCTCCAAGCCCCATCGGTTGCTGGCTCAACCACGCTTAATTTGCCTGCTACTAGCGGTACGGTGTTGGTTAGTGGCGCTGCTACAGGCACAGGTAATGCCGTCCTAGCAAACAGTCCCACTATCACAACCCCAACATTTAGTGGTGGCTACACAGCACCTAACTCAACAGGCTCTACTACATTTGGGTTTAAGAACCGCATCATCAATGGTGCGATGGTAATTGATCAAAGAAATGCTGGTGCTAGTGTTACTCCTACAACAAACCAATACACTCTTGACCGTTGGGAATTGTATGTAAATCAATCAAGCAAACTGTCTTTTCAGCAGAATCAAGGCTCAGTAACACCTCCAGCAGGATTTAGTAATTATATGGGATTAACTTCCCTTTCTGCATATACAGTTGGTTCAGGAGATTTATTTTTGCTTGACCAATATATTGAAGGCTACAACGTTGCTGATTTGAATTGGGGAACAGCAAACGCTAAAACAGTAACTTTATCTTTTTGGGTTCGTAGCTCATTAACTGGAACATTTGGCGGTGCGTTTACAAATTCAGGAAATGCTCGTTCGTATCCATTTACTTATACAATTTCTAGTGCAAATACTTGGCAACAAATTTCAATAACTATTGCTGGTGATACATCAGGAACATGGAATACAACTAACGGAACTGGTTTAGGAGTTCGCTTTAGTTTAGGTTGTGGTTCAACATATTTGGGAACTTCTGGATCTTGGGCAAGCGCATCATATTTTGGCGCAACAGGACAGACAAATGTGGTTACAACAAACGGTGCAACTTTCTACATCACAGGAGTCCAGCTTGAGGTCGGCACGGTAGCGACTAGCTTTGATTACAGACCTTATGGCACTGAATTAGCTTTGTGTCAGAGGTATGCAATTCAAATGGCTGTAAGTGGCTACGATAATTATCAATATTATGCAATAGGGTATTTATACAATACGACAACAGGAACTTATGTAACTTATCTTCCTGTGCCAATGAGAACAACGCCAACAATCACATCTTCAGGAACTTTAACAGCAAGTAATTTAGGTATTAATGTTAGTTCATTATCTGCGCCAACATCACAAATTGGTTCGCTTTTGACTGCTGATTTTACTTTGGCAAGCACAACAACAACAAATAATCCAGCTTTTATTCGTTGGGCTAATCAATCTACTAAATCATTATTATTGTCTGCGGAGTTATAATATGTATAGACTAATTAAAACAATGAGTGGTGAATGTGTTTTAAAACATAATGAAGATGGCTCTATTTCTGCAATACCTTTTGCCGAAGCCAACACAGACTACCAAGCATACCTAGCATGGGTAGCGCAAGGCAATACAGCACAACCCGCTGATACAACAGGAGCAGCATAATGAGTAGCACCATAACCGCATCCACCACATCGGGTACAGCCCTAGCATTCTCGGCTGACACATCAGGCTCACTGTCCATACTGACAGGCGCCACCCCAACCACAGCCCTCTCCATCTCCGCTGCACAGGCGGTTAGCCTTGTTAATGATGCTTCTATTAGCGGTTTAACTGTTGGTAAGGGTGGTGGTAGTGTAAGTACGAATACAGCCGTTGGCGGTAGTGCCTTATCAAGCGGTTCTCAAACAGGAACAGTAAACACCGCTATTGGTTATCAGTCCTTGCTTACAAATACTTCTGGTTCAAACAATACTGGAACTGGCTATAATTCATTAGCACTAAACACAACAGGTTCATATAATTCTGCTTTTGGAACTAATGCTTTAGTATTTAATACCACAGGTGGAAGCAATACAGCAGTTGGAAAAGACGCACTCCAAGCCAACACCACCGCATCTAATAACACAGCAGTAGGCTATCAGGCTGGGTATAGTAATACTACTGGTCTTAATAATGTAAATATTGGTAGTAGTGCAGGATATACAAATAGCACAGGTGGCGCAAATGTTAATATAGGATTTAATGCTGGTAAAAATTCTACAGTAACAGGAAATGTATTCATTGGAGCCACTGTAGGGCTATCAAATACAACAGGCACAAGCAATACTTTTATTGGAGGTTTAGATAATGGGCTTAGCGCTGCTGGTCAATTTAATACAACTGGGTCATTTAATACTGTTCTTGGCGCTGGTGCATTATTAAACAACACCACCGCATCTAACAACACCGCAGTAGGCTATCAGGCTGGGTATAGTAATACAACATCTGCAAATCCAATCACCGCTATTGGGTATCAAGCGTTATATGCTCATACAACTGGTGGCGATAATGTGGCTGTTGGTAGGCAAACATTAGCTGGCACAACAACAGGCGCAAGCAATGTGGCGATGGGAAATTTTGCTGGAATTGGAAACACCACAGGCTCAAACAATGTGGCTATTGGTTATGGCTCTTTACTTTCCAACACCACCGCATCTAACAATACAGCAGTAGGCTATCAGGCTGGGTATACAAACACTTTACAATCTAAAAACACATTTATTGGCTATCAGTCAGGATATTCTGCTACAGCGCTTGTAGCTGCCGATGGATTAAATACTTTTGTTGGTTATGGTGCTGGCTCAGCTATAACATACGGATTAAATAACACCATTCTTGGTGGATACAATGGTAACAACGGTGGCTTAGACATCCGCACAGCAAGTAACTACATTGTGCTGTCTGATGGGGCGGGGAATCCTAGAGGTGTGTTTGATAATGGTGGAACTTTTCTTGTAAATTACACAAGTTCTATTTATTCAGGAAAACAAGTAATTGCTTATGCTTCTAATTCAGGTCGTGGGCTTGTTTTGTATGACACAACAATTCAAAACAACTCAACATTTGCGGCATTTATGTCAGGGACATCAACTGCTATTGGTTCTATAACAGCTAATGGAACGACCGCTGTTGCGTACAACACTTCCTCAGACTATCGTTTAAAACAAAATGTGCAGCCAATGGTTGGTGCGTTGGATAAAATTGCTCAATTAAAGCCATGCACATATAACTGGATTTCTGATAATTCTGCTGGTCAAGGCTTTATCGCCCACGAATTGCAAGCAGTAGTGCCTGATTGCGTAACTGGTGCTAAAGATGAAGTAGATGCAGAAGGTAAACCAGTTTATCAAGGCGTTGATACATCATTCCTTGTTGCCACTTTGACTGCTGCAATCCAAGAACAACAAGCCCTCATCACTGATTTACAAACTAAACTCAAAGCTGCTGGTATAGCAGGATTCTAAGGAAAATAAAATGAGCAATACTTATACAACAAGCATCAACGCAATGTACACAGTTCAACAGCCTAATCCTGATTATGTTGTCAATGTTTTGTGGACTGTTACTGGAACAGACGGCACTCACACCGCCTCGATTGACGGCAACACACAACTGACTGTTCAAGAGTCTGACCCTAATTTTGTACCATACCAAAACCTGACTCAAGCAATCGTTATCGGCTGGATTCCAGCAGAGCAAATCGCAAGCGCACAGGCGAATGTGGACGGACAAATCGCCTCAATCATCAACCCACCAGTAAGCCCAGCAAATACACCGCTACCTTGGAACACACAAGCTGCTCCAGCAACCCCAGCACCTACAGCCTAACTATGGATCTGCAAACCCTCATCAATACCGTACTGCCGCTGATCTGTGTGGCAATTGGCTGGTTCTGCAAGGAGCTCTGGACGGCGGTTCAGTCGCTCAAGGAAGACCTATCCGACCTGCGTACTCACCTTGCCACCAACTACATCCACAAGGACGACTTTACATCTCGCTGGGATGAGGTACTCAAGGCAGTCCACCGGATTGAGGACAAGCTAGACCGTATCACCGAGACTAAATGAGTGCCAAAAAGATCATTAACGACTTACTAACAGGAGCAGACAACCACACCCACGACATTGGTCGCTGGTCTTGGATGCTCTCCTTTTTTGCCGTCGTGATCGGCGCTGGCTATGAGATGATTCACAACAGCACCACGACCCTGCGCGATTTTGCTGAGGCAATTGGTATCATCGCCGGCGCACACGGCGCGGCGGTAATGTTAAAAAAGGACACCGAGCCTAAAAATGTGGAAAACAATCCTAACGAATCTCACTAGCATCGCTGGCGGGATCTATATCTACCTTATCGTGGGGGCAGCCTCTGCGGTAGTGGCCGGCTATGGGGCATACTCATGGACATCAGACTACTATCAGGCTAAAATAGCCCACGCAAGTTTAGTAGCAGAAAAGGAAAAAGATGACATTCAAAGAAAAGGCGACCAGCTGGTTGCAGACTATATTAAACAAATTGACAAGCTGGGATCTATCAACGCCAGTCTTCAAAAACAAATTTCTAGTGCGGTACGTCCTAATAACGACGCTCCTTGTACTATTGATGATGGCTTCGTTCGGTTGTACAACGCAAGTGCAACTGGTCAGACCTCAAGCCCCAGCCGCTCTGATGGAACCACCACCTCCCTTGACCTTGCTACCGTCCTCAGTGTCGCAGCAGAAAACAACGCAAAATACCTCAAAATAGCCCAGCAGCTAAAAGACCTACAGGCATACGAAAACGCCAAATAACCTAATTTGCGTATTAGTAGCTGGTAAAAGGAGTTCAATATGAACAGAAGGCTATTTTTAGCTATTTGGCTGTGCACACTCATCTGGGTGCTACAGCAACTAACCATTGTTAAAAGAATAGAGCAAGACATTGTGGCTATTACCGAATCCACCTTTGAACTGATATCCGGCTTTGAAGGCAAGCGCCACAAGGCCTACCGTGACTCTCGGGGGCTGTGGACGATTGGCGTAGGCCACCTTATCAAACCAACCGAGCAGTATCTACTCAATACCGTCCTTACAGACGCACAGGTAGAAGAGCTGTTTAAAAGCGATTTAAGGTGGTGTGACGAGGCGATCACATCGGCGGTGAGGGTACCCCTTACCCAGAACCAAATGGACGCCCTGTACAGCCTCTGCTTCAATATA